CACTTTCCCTTTTTTTGTTGGATGTTTGAATTGTCGATGATCACCCCTTGTTTTTACGAGATACCAGCCATCCGACTCTATAAACTTGATAATCTCTTTAACTTTCCAAACTTTCATAGAACTTATTTTTAATTGACACTGCAAATATAGTTGTATTTTTACAACTATTCAAATTTTATGTCAATTATTTTTAACTGAAAAGTGATTTTTAACATTTAATTTTTTGTGTCGTTTAAACACAAAAAAGCCTGCAACCTAAAAACAGCAGTAATAAAGGCAGACAAATATGAACCGGAACTAAATCGTATAAGAGGTTAATTTTTCGGAAGTAAAATCTTTCCCAACTTTTGTTAACTGGAATCGTAATTTTTTTGTACTTTTGAGGTGCATATATCAGTCGTTTATTTTTTTTGTTTAACTCTGTAAAAATAAACATTTTAGCTGATATATGCAATTTTTTATTTTAGAAATTTAGGTTATACAAAAATTCATCAAAGAGTATTTTGAAAAACACCATAAACCATAAGTCTAAAAAATAATCCTTTCTGCTACTTTTTCTTCATTCCTGTCAAAAGTTTTTAGATTCTTTTTGCTCACTTTTGACATTCCCACTTTTGTATAAAGTTCGTATCATAAGACAAGACTCGTATTGTCTATTGCAAAGACAGTGGACGGAAAGAAAATCATAAAGAAATCGCCTTTGATTTTCTTGGTTACACCTTCCGTCCACGCAAGTCCAAGAATAGCCAAACGGGAACGATATTCACAAGTTTTCTACCTGCCGTAAGTCAAAAGTCAAAGAAACATAAAACAACCGATGAGTTGGAAACAGAAGCTGCAACGTATTGTGTTACCGGAAAACAAAGAAAGAGGGTAAGCCATGTTTAGTTGTTATCTGAAAATGGAACGCCGCCAAAGCGTGAAAAAAGACAACACGGAAAGCAAAACGCCCAGATATGTAGCAACGGCATTAGAACAATTATCGGCATTAATCAAACTTAGGGTGTGATGTTTGGGTTAACATACTACATTGACAGTTGCTTTCATGTTTCTTGGTTTCCCTGAACCATATAAGAACCATCATGAAACCCTGATGAATAAACAGTTTTGTGGTTTACCTGAAAAGTCTATTTTTTGAGTAAATTTGAGTAAAAAGGCAGTGATTTATGAGCTAAAAAGAGTAGTTTTTATGAAAAATGGCAAGTAAAATATTGCAAAACTATATGTTTTTACCACAAATAGAGGTAAAATACCACCTGTTTTTTTAAGTTTTTATCTCTGCATACCCTTTCTAAACCCCTTTATTCATCAGCTTTTACAACTTTTTATCTTAACCCTTGTATGTTAAGATTAATTATCTTACCTTTGCAATCGCAAAAATCAAGGATGGTTCGGTAGCTCAGTTGGATAGAGCAACAGCCTTCTAAGCTGTGGGTCTTGGGTTCGAATCCCAACCGAATCACAACAAAGTGTTTTCAGAGTGGCTTTTAAGTCACTTTTCTTTGTTTTAGAGGGTTTTAGCTTACATATTACTACATAAGATTACACCATTTTACACCGTTTTTTTGTACCAAAAACGAAATAAGTACAAAAAGAGGTACAAAAATTATCAACCTCAAAAAAATTGTGAAATGGAAAATCTATCAATCCGCTATGTGTTTGACAGAAAACATATAGCAACAGAGTCAAAAACAGGGCTTCTGCAAATAGCAGTGCGCCTAAACAAAACCGTTCGAAAAGTATTAATTTCAACAGGGATTCATTTGTACAAAAATCAATTTTCAGACAAGAATGGTTTCACATGCAAAAATCACCCAAACGCAGCACAAATAACCGGAAAAGCGAAAAAAATATTCAATAAGATAGAAGCTTTTTGTTTATCCGATGAATGTAAAAATTTTGAATCAATCAAAAACTGGGACAAAGAGTATAATACAAGTTATTTTGTAATTGATTTTATTAAATCGGAACTGCGAAAAAAAAATATATGCTATGGGTCGATGATGTACCATAAAACACTGATCAATCAATTAGATTCATTTGGAAAGATAAAAACATTTTCAGATTTGACATATAAAAACATAAGTGATTTTGATTTCTTCCTCAGAAAAACAATAAAAGAATCATCCACATTAAATAAAAGACACACCACATTTAGATATTATATAAAACAGGCTATCAAAATGGACTTATTAAAAAAAGACCCTTATGATATGTTTGATATGCCTTTTCGTAAAGGTAAAGACCCTATATATTTAACCGAAAATGAAATAAGCGATATTTTGAATTATAATTCAGAAATCGAAAAAATTCAGCGAGTGAAAGATTTATTTGTTTTTCAAATATTTACCGGCATGGCTTATGTGGATATGACTAATTTCTCAAAAAATGATATTATTGAGGTAGATGGAATGAAAGCAATCCGGAGTAACAGAGAAAAAACCGATCAATCTTTTATAACTCTGTTTTTGCCGGAAGCCGAAAAAATTGCAGAAAAATACAACTATGATTTACCGAAGTTAAGCAATCAAAAGTATAATGATTATCTGAAAGTCTTAGGTGCTGGCGCTGAAATAAAAAAGAATTTGACGACGCATGTTGCCCGGCATACATTCGCCACTTATTTACTAAACAAAGATATTCCAATTGAAACAGTTTCGAGAGCAATGGGACACAGCTCAATAAAAATGACGCAGCATTATGCAAAATTGCTTGGAAGAAAGGTTGTTGCTGATATGAAAATTTTACTCAAATAAAAAAAATCAAAAAAAATCGCGAAAAAGTTTTGTGATTAAAAAAATAGCTGTACTTTTGCATTGTTATAAGCCGACTGAATTTGAAACGAAAGTTTTGAGTTCAGTCTTTTTGTGTTTATAGGCTTTCCTTTCTATTTCCGCTTAACACCCTCACAATCAATTCAGGTGCTGTTTTAAAAACAAACAGCAATGAAAGAATTCCAAAAATTAAAAAAGAAATACGCATTAAATAATTCGTATTTCAAAAACAGGCTACCTGATGCGCCGGCAAATCCGTTTGAAGTTATTGACTATTTCGGACAACACGGCGAGCTTCCTTACGAAAACGGACAAATGACAGATAATTGGTTTTACGATTGTTTTGTCGAATATCAAAAACGAGCCGGAGTTTTCAACTCACAATTTTTTACACCTACGAAAACCGCAGAAGAAATCGCAAACATTCTTTCACTCTACGCGAACACTGACGAAGAAATATTAGAGCCTTGTTGCGGTTTCGGACAAATTACACGTCAACTTATCAACCTTGGATTTTCTGATATACAAGCGTTTGATAATGACGAAAAAATGATTAATGCCTGCAAAGATTTATTCCAACCGGATAAGTCCGATTATTTAGACGTCTATGTCCATGATTACAAAAACTTTGACCATTTTCACATGGGGCACCAATATCCATTCATCGTGGCAAATCCACCCTATGAGGTCAAAGAACTTACAAGCTTCCTTGAATATGTAAGGGAAAAGTTATATAGCAAAGGTATTGCTGTACTGCTTATCCCTTCAGGATTTTTAGATAAAACCCGTCCTGCAAAACTTGTCGGCATATTTTACGATTTTGCGATACTCGAAAGACGAACAATGAACGAGTCTTTTGCGAGAACAGGAGTAAATGCGGAAATCGTAGTACTTCGAAAAATTTAAAATTTCAATAATAACAATACAAAAAACAAATGAAAATTATCGTATCAAGAAACCACCTGTTTGCAAAGTTGCAAACCGTGGGAAAAATCGTAAAATCAGGAAAGGAAATTTCGTACAGTTCATTTTTGTTCGATATTAACGATGGAATTCTAACTGTAACCGGCTCTGATGAAGGAGGACAAATAAAAACCTCTATTGATTGTAATATTGAAGAGCCTGAATATGTGCAATTTATGCTTGATGCACACATTTTATTGAGCGCTTTGAAAGAATTGCCGGAACAGCCACTTGCCATCGAATTAAATAACATCGCAAGTTCCGTAACATTGATTTACAACAAAGGGCAATTTGAAGTACCTACGTTAGAAGTTGGATTATTTCCCAAGATAAAACAACAAAAAGAAGATGCTGTTTCTATCAGTATTGATAGTGCATTACTTCGTAAAGGATTTCAGGTTGGAAAATTTTCCTCATTGGACGACATTTTGCGACCGATTATGAGCAATGTTAATTTTTCGAGTAAAGACAATCATTTTGCCTTTGCAGCATCAGACGGACACCGACTGGGGGTTTATGAATATGATACACCGGAGGAGGTAGTGGATTTCAACCTTAATATTCCTACCAAAATTGCAAAAATCATTTCCGGTTTACTTCCGGCAGACGACATACGAATATCAATCTCTTTTGATGATAGCAATGCCATTTTTGAAATACGAGATACAACAATTACATACAGGCTGTTCGAGGGAGCATATCCAAATTATAGGAGTGTTATTCCAAAAACAAGCAGTATGAATGTAAAAGTAAATTGTGCGGAACTTATTGCGGCAGCCAATCGTGTATCTGTGTTTTCCGACGAAAGTCTGTCGATGATTGTGCTTGATTTGAAAGAGAATAGTCTTTATTTAACAGCTGAAAGTATTGATTATGGACGCAGCGCTAAAGAAAATATAATACTTGACGAAACGTATCCGAAAATAAAAATCGGATTTAAAAGTAATTTTCTGATTGATATTTTGAAATCCATTGACACCGATGTTTGCGAAATCCATCTGACAAGTCCTGAAACAGCAGCTGTTTTCAAGCCAAATGAAAACGACGACTCTACATTTCTACTTATGCCTTTGTTGATAAACAACTAAAAACACCAAAAAATGAAATCAACAGAAACATTCAAAAACACAATTAAAGCGTACTTGGATCAACGAGCGAATGACGATGAGTTGTTTGCTGTTACTTATGCAAAAGAAAATAAGAATATTGAGGATTGTATTACTTACATTCTCAATGAAGTATATAAAAGCGGTTGCAATGGATTTGAAACCGAAGAAATTTACTCTATGGCGGTCCATTATTACGATGAGGATGATATTGAAGTCGGAAAGCCGAATAATAATTGCCGTGTAGTGGTAAACCACACCGTTGAACTGACCGATGAGGAAAAGGCGGAAGCTCGGAAGTTGGTGATCGAAAAATATCAAAATGATTTTCTTTCAGAAATGACCAAAAAGTCGAAGCCAACTAAAAAGAAACCTGAAGCAGTTGAACAGCCAAGTTTATTTGAATTATGAAAGGGATTAAAACTGAGTGGACGGAAGAAATGCTTTTAGTTTTAAAAACCGATTTTTCGATTTCGTATAACCGGGAGTTAGCAAGCCGGCTTGGAATATCTGTGAGAACATTGATACGAAAAGCTCGTGAACTTGGCATTGAAAAAGAAGGTGGTTTTTTAGAGCAAAGAAGAAGCGAAATAACTGAAATGGCAACAAAAGCGCATCCGCCGAATAAAATGAAGGGAGTAAAAGGATGGTGTGTTGTCGGCGGAGAGAAGCACAGGTTTCAAAAAGGGCATATTCCTGCGATTAAAACCAATCCTGATATTGTAAGAAAGGTTACAACTAAACGGAATCAAACAATCAGGAGAGAAAAATTAAGACTAAAATACGGATTAAGACCTGCCACGAAGTTGAATCTTAAAAACATTTACTAATGAAACCGAAAACAAGACTTCAACACGAGGTAATCGAATTAAGCAAATATCATTTACCCAACCGAACAACCGATTTGCTCCGGTGGGCGAAAGATGCTTGTTTGGAACACAAAGGTTTTGCAACAAAGACAGCTGTAATGTGTATGGACTGCGGTTCTTCCTTTTCGACAGAATTGGTAAAACGAAAACGAGCCGTTTGTCCGTATTGTAATACAACGCTGAAGGTAGAACAAACACGCAAAAGAACGGACAAGCAACGTGTTTATTTCGCGTATGCGGAAATCTGCGGAGAGCTTCAAGTAGTGCGATATTATGAGATAATAGCCGATTATAAGGTATGTAGGAACCGCAATATACATTGTTACGAAATACTGCAACATTGGGTATTGCCAAATGGGAAAAGAGAAGTTGTCGCACTAAATCACACGATTAATTGGTATTGTGATTCGTGGAATGGCAAGATGGAAATTCGGAATAAAAACAATAATAAACACCGTTACAACAGCGATGACAAGTACGATGTTTATACCGAATATTTTCATCCTGATTCACAATTCAAGCTGATATATCGGAAGTATGGTATCAATAAGAATTTAGCAGGTTTGACATTTATTGAATCTCTCAAAATAGTACCGGAAGAACCAAAAGCAGAAACGTTATTGAAGGCAAAACAGCATCGTTTGTTGTCATTATTTACCGGAAGCAAGCACTGTCATATTTCGCATTTTTGGGATTCAATAAAAATCTGTATTCGTAACAACTATAAGCCGGACGATGCCGGAATATGGATTGATTATCTTGAATTACTTGTGTATTTCGGAAAAGATTTGCACAATGCAAAATATGTTTGTCCGAAAGACCTAAAGAGAGAGCATGACATCTATGTTGAAAAGAAGAAGCGTAAACAGGATAGAGAAGCCCGGATAAGACAGCGTGAAGAAGCAATCAAAAACGAAAGCGCTTACAGAGAATTTATTCAGCGTTTTTTGGATTTAGAGTTTGTAGATAAAGAAATATATATTAATCCACTAAAAAGTGTTGAGGAGTTTGAGATTGATGGCAAGGAATTGAAACATTGTGTTTTTACAAACAATTATTTCAAAAAACAAAACAGTTTGATTCTCTCGGCAAAGCTGAATGGTATGAGGTTGGAAACAATTGAATTTAACTTAAAAACGATGAAAGTAGAGCAATGTCGAGGACTTCGCAATAATAATACCGAATATCACGACAGGATTCTGAAATTAGTAAATAGGAATAAAAAACAGATTAAAGAGCGATTAACAGCATAAATGGATAGAAATGGAACTTAACGAATTTTTAGAAAAGTTTTTGCCGGAAAATATAAAAGATATAGTATTTGGAGAAAGCAATTGTAGCGGTGATGATTTAATTGATTATTTTCCAGAAGCCCTTCAAAACTTTGCCTACAAACTTTGCGAAAAGCAAAGGAATAATTGCTTAGATGCGTGGCTTAATACAGTAGGGTCATATTATATCCCCAATAATATTAAAAAGGCAAAACAACCTAAAATTGAAGAATTATGATAGAAAAAGCAAAAGTATGTGCCGATGCACTTTTAAACGTAATGGCTACAATGAAGAACTATCAAAATAGAATTAATATGAAAACGATAAAAATATTATCAGATGATGAATTACGATACGGGGTAGAACGCTGCAAAGCGAGATTAGCAGGAATTATGCCAATGGGCTTAATGACAATAGAAGCAACAAAAAAAGCTCTTTCAGAATATATGAATGAGTTGATATTAAGGGGAAAAATGGAGTTAGAATTTGAATTATAGTTTATGAATTATATTGAGCTAATAAATAATTTTTGGCGTAAAGACGAATTTTGGCAATTTACCGGTACGGACACAAGGCTATACTTTCTATTATTGAAAATAGCGAATACAGTAGGCTGGGAAGATACAATCGAGCAAACAGACAGCAAGATGTCTGCCCTTGTGGGAGTTTCGTCTAATACATTTAAAACGGCTCAAAAAAGATTAGTTAAAGCGGGTTTAATAAGTGTAGAATTAGGTGGTAAAAGCTATGGTAATAAAAGTAGGTATCAAATTTTGATACCTAACTCTACACCTAACTCGGTAGCTAAGTCAATACCTAACTCTACACCTAACTCGGTAGCATATAGTAATAAACTAAACAAAGAAGAAAATACTATACCCCCCTTACCCTCCGCCGGGGAAAAAGTTGTTGTTGAAAAAACCTGGCGCGATGATTTTCAAATTTACTTGAAAGGTCTTAGAGAAGCATACAAAGAATTACTGGCAGACAAAGAATTCATTGCAGAACGTGAACGTTATCATCCGGGACTTAATATTAAACTTTCTTTGGAAAAGGCTTGTGTAGAATTTTGGTCATTGGAAGCTGGTTGGAAACACAAGAAAAAATCGAAATCAAACGATTTGGATTGGAAATCTACACTAACAAAGGCTTTGGACCAGAAAAGCAACAAAGTGTGGTTACAAAAAGGAGAAGAAAATGAAACAGACAAACAAACAAAAGTCACTTACATCTGAAATTGAAGTTGGGCGAATAATGCCGCAGGCTCGTGAATTAGAAGAGGCAGTTTTGGGAGCTATTATGCTTGAAAAAACAGCTTTTGAAACAGCTAATAGTATTCTTTCTTCGGATATGTTTTATGACAAAACGCATGAAATGATTTTTAATGCTTGCACCAGTTTGGAAGCTGACAGAAAACCAATAGACATGCTTACAGTTGTTGATCAACTGAGGAAAAGTGGAGAATTAGATTATGTCGGAGGTCCGTTTTATATTGCTCAACTATCGGGCAAAGTGGTTTCTACCGCTCACTTGGAATATCACTGCCTTATTGTAAAGCAAAAATATTTGAGTAGAAAGCTAATTGAGATATGTATGTCGAATATATCTCTGGGATATGATGAAACGGAGGATATCGACGAAACAATCGCTAAACTGAACGCTGAGATTGAAACATTGCAGGAATCTATTGTAGGAAAGCGAGATACGACCCATATTTCAGAAGCTGCGAAAGAATCAATTGCACAGATGCACACTCGAATCGCCAATAAGCGAGATGGAGTAACTCCCGGAATACCGACCGGTTTTGCAGATTTGAATACAATCACAAATGGTTGGAAGCCGGAAAAGTTTATCGTTTTGGCAGCACGTCCGGGAGTCGGAAAAACGAGCATTGCATCCAAGTTTGCTATTACGGCAGCCAAAAAAGGAATACCGGTAGCCTTCTTTTCACTCGAAATGGGAGAAACGGAATTGACTGACAGGATGATTATAGCCGAAGCAGATATAAATGCAGACGATTATAACTCCGGCTCCATACAACCGAAGGAATGGAGTCGTGCAGAAACAGCGATGTCAAATATCTCCAGATTACCGATTTACATCGATGATAACCCAAAAGCAACAGTCGGGAACATTGCGAACAAAGCTCGATTACTGAAAAAGCAAGGAAAGTGTGGAATGGTTATCATTGACTACCTGCAGCTAATGACCCCGAATATCCGGCAAGGGCGCACCCGCGAACAAGAGGTAAGCGAAATAAGTCGCTTGTTGAAAGTACATGCCAAAGAGTTGAAGGTTCCGTTTATTGTGCTTTGTCAGATGAACCGGGATATTGAAGCTGAAAAAAGGGAACCACGGTTGTCTGACCTTCGCGAATCAGGCTCTATTGAACAGGATGCGGATATAGTTATTTTCGTTAGTCGACCGGGAATGTACGTTGAGGAATTGCGAGATAAAAAAACAGGAGAATTGCTTGAAAACTATATCGAGTTGTTGATCAAGAAAAACAGAGCCGGTAAACTCGGAAAAGTAAAAATCAAACATAATGATTCTATGACAAACTTCTACGATTGGGATTACCGAGGGCAGACACAACGAGTCACTCAACCACAACAAATAGAAATGAATAACTTCTACGAAAAAGAAGAAACGCCGTTTTGATAGATTATGAAAACAGAAAATTACAAACGCCTTGTTGAAATGAAGCAATGGACATTCGAGCAAAAACTCGACCACACCATTGGTACAATTCAAACATTTGCCAACAGGATAGGTAAAGTATCAGTTTCTTTTTCCGGAGGTAAGGATAGTACTGTTTTGCTTGACATTTGCCGTAGGTATTGCGACAAAGATATGCCGGCCTTCTTCTTGAATACCGGAAATGAATATCCGGAAATCGTGCGCTTTGTTCAGGAATTTGAAAATGTTGATTTTGTACGACCGAAAATGACATTTAAGCAAGTTGTTATGAAATACGGTTTTCCATTGATTTCAAAAAGAAATGCACAGTATTTCAGACAAGCGAAAAATGGAACTGAAAAAATGAAAGAGTTACGGCTTGCAGATGATTTTTTATATTCGCTTGCAAAAAAATATCGCAGATTTTTGAGTATTGAAAACTTGAATTTGAGCGAACGATGTTGCGATAAGTTGAAGAAGGAGCCGTCCAACTCCTATGTAAAGAAAAAAGGTATCGACGGAATTTTTATCGGAACAAGAGTAGATGAAAGCAGGCGAAGAACTGAAAGCTGGTTGAAAACAGGCAGTTGCAATAACTACACAGGCAGGAAAAGCAGTCCGTTATCCATTTGGCTTGAAAAAGATATTGACGAATATATCAGAAGAACGAATTTGAAGCTGTGCGAACTGTATTACAAAGGATTCGACCGGACAGGCTGTATGTTTTGCGGATTTGGTTGTATAGGAATAAATGATTTTCGCTTTAGATACTTGCGAGAAAACAAGCCAAAATTATACGAACACTTTATGAATATCAGCAATAGCGGTATGACATACAGGCTAGCAATAAAAATTATTTATGGTAATGAATTTGAATTATGAAGAAGAAAATCAAGATTTACAGAATGCCAATTAGCCGTGTGTTTCCGGCAACGCATCCGAAAAAGGGACAGAAAACATATTTTGATAATAAAATCAAGATAGGAATATGCTGGGACAGAAGAACGAATAACAACTGTCCTGCACATGCGCATAAGCCTAATTGTTATAATTGTGAATATTATGTAGATATAGAAGGACACAGCAATTCAATAAAGCTCCATACCATCAGAGCTAATTATGAACTTTGGAGAAAGCGGATAGACGAAGTAAACGCCGGTAACGCTATTTTAGTTCTGTATGAATGGACAGGAAAACCGTATCATTCTAAAACAAACGAGCTGTTCAGATTTGATAAAGATAGCGGTATAGGCATCCAGGAATTCAAGTTAAATTCAATCGAAGATACGTATTCATGGTCGTTGATAGATAACAGATTCTTTGATAGTCATAATATTATTGATTTCGCAACCAATGACGGATTGTCTTTAACTGATTTTAAAGATTGGTTCAAAAACTACGATTTAAGCAAACAAATGGCAATTATTCACTTCACAAAATTCAGATATTAAAATTATGACACAGATTAATGACATTATCGAAGACAATAAATTTAATGATTTCCTGCATTTCTTTTAGCTGCGAGGGGGAATGTCCCTGTAAAAATTCTTACAAAAAGAGTTGAATGGGTTGATAGATGGATTGATAAAATGCACGATGATTGGAAACAATGGATTGCTTTCGGTTTCACTCTTACCGGACATGATGAATTAGAATCCAATGCAAGCACAAACGAAGAACGTATTGAAGCCATGAAAAGGTTACATGATGCAGGCTTCAAAACATGGGCAAGCATCGAGCCGGTAATTGATTTTGAAAGTGCAAGAGAAATGATTGTAAAAACAATGGACTATTGCGATTTATATAAGATAGGGCTTTTAAGTGGAAAAAAATATGATAAAGAGGATTTAGCAACATTTATTCATGCTGTTTTGTTTTGGAAAATTCCTGTTTACTTCAAAGATAGCCTATTACAGCAAACAGGAATCATCCGGGAAGATTTGCCGACAAATTGTGTTGGTCGTGATTATAATATGTTTGACAATTAAGAAAATAGACGTGGAAGATTATGAAATTGATTATGAAACATCATGTCCTAAATGTGGACATGATAGAATACATTATCGGGATTGTATAAATATTCATTGTATTGATGGAGATATTGATTTATACGATGAAGATCCACTTTGGTACACTGCCGGCGAAACAGAGGAATGTAGCGAATGTGGAGGAACAGGTGTTGAAAAATGGTGTCCAAATTGTGGTGAAAATTTATCAGGAATTATGTTTAATGATTAAGATTTAAGAATGAGAACACCAATCACATATTACGGAGGTAAACAACGCCTGGCAGATACAATACTCTCAATGATGCCTGCTCATAAAATATATTGTGAGCCATTCTTTGGTGGAGGTGCCGTTTTCTTCAAGAAGCCAAGGGCAGGTATAGAAGTCATTAATGATCATGACGAATTATTAATTAACTTCTACTTGCAGGCACAAAATTCTTTCCCGGAACTTCAGGAAAAAATCGGCAGGACTCTACATTCAGAGAGAATGTATTATTACGCTAAAGATGTTTGGAACAGCAGATGTGAAGCTTCAGACATTGAAAAAGCTTGGGCTGTATGGTTGATAACAAATGGCTCATTTGCCGGCAGTATGCACGGAGGTTGGAGATATTGCAATGGAACATCAGGCTCAAATGCTGGTGTTTATATAAAAAATAAGCGATTAGATTTTTCGTCTGCTCTCCATGAGAGATTAGAATGTGTACAGATTTCTTGTCGAGATGCTTTGCGAGTAATAGAGGATAGAGATACGGAAGAAACATTCTTTTATCTCGATCCTCCTTATCCGGGATGTGTACAACAGCATTACTCCGGATATACACACAAAGATTTGTATAATCTTTTACAGCTGCTCTCAAAAATTAAAGGGAAATTTATTTTGTCAAATTATTGGAGCCAAACACTCCGCTATCATGTTGCAAAATATGGGTGGAATTATCTGCATGAGAGAGTAAACCTGAAAGTTGCTAACCTTGGAAATGGAGCACCGATAAAGAAGCGTACTGAAATTTTAGTTTATAATTACGATATACCAATAGACCTCTTTTGCTAAAAAACGGCCTAACTCCTATATTTTAATATAAAAAGATGATTAAACACCTCCTACACCTCGAAAGCGATACAATTACGGATAAACCGATAAAAATTCCTTTCGACTTTGCAGTTAAAGAAAGCGTTCCTCCCAGGAAAGATGTGGGCGACAGCATCGTTATTTCGCCGATTACCGTGCGAACGTGGTTTAAGTTGAAGCCGCTTTTAATGAGTGTTGAAAAAGAAGATTTCGATAAACTCATTGAAAAACAAGAACGAACACCTGATGCGGAACTAACAGAAATCATTGCGAAATATGACGAGCTTATTTTTGAAATTATCTGTATCGGGATTCATAACAAGAAAAGCGATCCACCCGCTTGGTTTCGTGAAGTGTTGAAAGATAATTGTACATGGGAAGATGTGTATATTTTGCTCAACGCCATATTTTTTAGAATAGGTTACAACCCTTTTTGCAACTCTATCACGATGCTAACGAGCGACGTGAGCCCGATGACGGAAGCGGAGATAATAGCCGCTCAAAAAAATCTCGAAAGTCACAAAATAAGCCAATAAGTAGTGCTATGTTTCTTGTGAATATTCAAGAAGCATTAGGAATATCCACTAATGTGGCTTTGGATATGAGTTGTGCACTCCTCCGGTCCATGCTTGCCGAGTACGGCTATATGTGGAATGAACGAAACAAAGAGGATACTGAAGATGAGCATGGAGAATTTGAATGGGTAGAGTTACCCGATTGGGACGACCCGACAAAAACAAATCGCATAAAAAAATATAATAATGTAGATTCATTCATTGGTGCGTAAAAATCTCTTTTCTTATATTTTAATAAAAAAGTGAAGTGAAATATGGAAATAACAAATGATTTATTAAAAAAATTGCTTCCTCAATCTGCTGAGGCAAATCGACAAAAGTATTTACCATATTTCAACAAATACTTAGCACAATATGGAATCAAAACGGACAAACAAGTTGCTGCTTTTTTTGCTCAAATCGGGCATGAATCCGTACAGCTAAGGTATTCGGAAGAAATTGCATCTGGTGCTGCATACGAGGGTAGAAAAGATTTGGGTAATACTCAAGTTGGAGATGGCATACGTTTCAAAGGGCGCGGACTAATCCAGATTACAGGACGTTCAAATTATCAAGAAATTAGTAATTCTTTCGGAGTTGATTTTATTAATAGTCCTCAATTATTATCACAGCCTGAGTGGTCGGTACGTTCGGCTTGTTGGTGGTGGAAATCTCACGGATTAAATGAGATTGCAGATTTAGAAGATTTCCGCAAAATAACAAAAATAATAAATGGTGGATATAACGGATGGGATGATCGGTATAGGTTATGGCTTAATGCAAGAGAGGTGTTAAAACAAAGTGCTTGAATATGGCAAAATATGGCAAAATATGGCAAAATATGACAAAAAAATAGTCGAAATAATCTGCGAACTTATAAGTACGGATAGCTATACTATTGCAGAAATTTGTAAAATTGTTGGAATTGCTGAAAGTACTTATTTCGAGTGGCAAGCGAAAAAGTCGGAGTTTTCGGAGGCTATAAAAAAGGCGCAAGATAAGTTTTCCGAATTACTAATCTCCGAAGCAAAAAAATCACTCGTAAAAATGGTCAAAGGTTACACAGTGCAAGAGACACGGACAGTTTCTGCTGATTCAGGCAAGAAAGATGAAAACGATAAGAAAATTGTCAAAGTAAAAGAACACGTTGTTATTGATAAACATTTTCAGCCTGTTCCCGCTGCCGTTTTTTTCACGCTTACTAACCGCGACCCCGATAATTGGAAGCACCGGCAGGAGAATAGCATAAGTGGAGAAATCGGAATAAAGAGCGCTTTGGAAAATTTATCGGACGAAGAACTACAGGATATTGTCGATGGCAAAACTAACTGAACGAGAGATATTGATTCGCAGAGCCGAAGCGGCTATCATATTGCGAAAGCGAGAAGCCCGGAATGATTTCTGGGCTTATTGCTTATATATGGATCCTTCGTTCTTTTCACGTCGACCATTTCTAAAAAAAGTAGCCGATGCGTTTATGCACGTTTTTCTGGCTTATTCTAACAATTTGATTTATCGGCTCGCTGTGAGTATGCCACCTCGTGCCGGAAAATCTTACATAACGTCATTATTTATCAGTTGGATGTTCGGACACTTTCCTGAAGAATCGGTAATGCGCAATACCTGTGCCGACCCACTTTATAATAAATTGTCATACGACACACGTGACATTGTCCGCTCCCGGAAATACAAAGAGATATTCCCGGAAATAAAACTGAAAGCAGACAAACAAAATGTTCACGGTTGGAGCATTGAGGGTGCCCGGCAGGTATCGTATTTCGGCGCCGGTGTCGGCGGTACTATTATAGGATTCGGGGCTTCTATGCTGTCTATAACAGACGATTTGTACAAATCATTAGAAGATGCTTTGTCGGATAACAACAACGAAAAAGTATGGTCGTGGAAGCAAGGAACACACGACAGCCGTATTGAAGGGAATTGTTGCTCTATTGACATTGGTACCCGTTGGAGTGCAAACGATGTGCTCGGCATACTCGAAGAGTCAAGAGATGGAAAATATTACAACGAAATAATTCGTGTTCCGGCGCTTGATGAAAATGATATGTCTTTCTGTGAAGATGTGCACACCACCGAATATTATCGCGAACTCCGAACCGAAACGGAAGATAGCATTTGGGCAGCTGAATATATGCAAGAGCCATACGAGGCGAAAGGATTGTTATTCCCAAAATCGGAACTCAAACGATTTAAGTTTGCGGATATACAAGGCCGGAAACCTGACGGAAAAATTGGAGCTACTGATGTGGCAGATGAGGGAGATGATTACTTCAGTTCTCCTTTTGCTTCTATTTTTGGAACGGAATTATTTATTACCAATATCTTATTTACGAAAGATGCCGTTGAAATAACCGGACCAAGGTTGGCGCAAATGGTTATCGACTTGAAACCCGACCAAATGCGCGTAGAATCAAATAACGGTGGAAAAATATTTGCCAACGATGTGCGCCGGATGGTAAAAGAGAATAACAAGTTAAACAAATGTATCATTCAATCACGCCCAACAACAAAAAACAAAGAAACCAGAATCTTGATGAAGTCAGGTTGGATAAAAGCACACTGTCATTTTCTCGACGAATCGGAATACGAAAAAGGCTCTGACTATTGGTGGTTTATCAAATGGCTTATTTCATACAAAAAAGAGGGCGACAACGCTCACGACGATGCACCTGATAGTATGACAATACTTGCCGAATTTATCGACGACATTAGAACGAAAAAAGCGAAGAATAGAAAAACAGTAGATAAAAGGTCTGTTGTTTGATGTGCCGGTTTTTTATGTTATCTCGAAAATTGTACTCTTTTTATATTTTAATCAAAAACTTTTAATTATCGAAATTATGACAATCTTAGAACTTATTAAAGCACAATGTAGAGTAGATGGCGTTTCAGAAAAATTTGCCGAGCGCATAGAGAAGATTTCGGGTATTACAGAAGAAAAAGACGGTAACATCATTGCTGCCGTTAAAAACTTCAAGGAAAATGTACTTCCAGTTATTATCGAAGCAGGAAAAGCAAACGAAGAAGCTCAAAAAAAAGCAATCGAGGAGTATGAGAAGAAACATGGTTTGAAAGATGGAAAACCGCTTGAATCGAAAAAGGAAGATGAACCTGATTTGAGCAAATTGTCTCCTGAAGTGAAAGCTTTTATTGAGGCTCAAAAAAAATCCATTGAGGAATTGAAAAATCTTGTTTCCGGAGTAGTGAAAAGCCAATCCGAAGGACAGAAACTCGCTACTATTCGTGAAAAGCTGAAAGGGAAAATCGACGATGAGTTTATCAACGACTACATCGGACAGGTAAAACTCGATTCCGAAGATATTGACGCCGAAGTAGAGCGCGTTACGAAGTCATATACCGATATGCGCCAAAAGTTTATCAACAAAGCAGTCGCTGACGGAAATTACCAACCTGCCGACGGTGGAAATTCTGTAAAGAACGACAAAGAGATTGATGACTACATTGAACAAAAAAACAAAGATGTTCAAGAGGGGGATTTCACGGGAATAAAAATTGAGTAGATAATATAATCAACTTTTAATTATCAAAATTATGAAGAACGTAAAAAATGAAACAGAGTACCAGTATATGCCTTTCATTGTAAAGGAGCTGGAAGACAAACAAGGAGGCCTGGGCGTTGCTTTAGCCGACTTGCGGAAAGATGTTGATAGTGTTCCTCCGGGGGCTTATATCGGCGTAGATGAGAACGGTCTGGGTCATATACTCAAATCGGCTGAATTGGTGGAAGTAGCAACAGCGCTTACTACAGAATTCAAAGTAAAGAAGGCACATCAGCTTATTGTTGGTAATCCTGTCACGTCGAAAGATGTAGAAGGTGCGAAAGCATTCAAAATTATTTCTATCGACATTTCAAACGAGGAATACGATGTTGTGAAGGTTGGAACAGCTATCGGAGTAGAGTTACCGAAAGGTGCTAATATGATCGTGGTTAAAGCTGAAGATTCGGAAGGTGGGAAATCTGAACTACCGTATCCAATTGTTGGTATCACAAAGAGAGAAATCGACACTACCGAATCTCACGCTACGGTAGGCGTATTGACTAAAGGAACTGTAAATGTCGCCAATCTTGCTTTTGGCGCCCCTAAATTTTTCCGTGATGAGTTGATTCACATCACATACGAAGATTAATTGTTTAACCCATTAAAAAATAAATAAATGGAAAGAAGTTTATTGAAAGAATTAACCGACAACCGGTTACAAGCGTATTTGAAGAAAAACCGTTTTTCTGCAAGATACTGGCCTTCATTGTTTCCGTTGGAGTACCGCGATGAATTAACGTGGGAGTCGCTGCAAGGCTCGGAAGGCTCTACCATTAAGGCAGACGTAATTTCTTACGATTCTTCCGCTCCGGAAAAAGGACGTGAGGTAATTGGTAAGGCTTCCGGAAAAATTGCCAAGATGGCTGTAAAACGCAGTATGCGCGAAGAGGATTTTCTAATGTACAAACGTCTGAAAAAAGGAGCTGTTTCCGATACAGAAAAACAAGCAATACTCGACCTTGTTTTCAACGACGTTAACTTTGTTGTAGAAGCGGTTAATGCCAATACAGAGTATTTAGCATTGCAGGCAGCATCTACCGGACAAATCACGCTCGACAAAGAAAACAATAACGGTATTGTTACTGAAATAGCAGTTGATTTGGGTGTGCCGAAAGAAAACAAAACCTGTGTATCTATTTTGCTTACTGATGCAGATAAATTTGATTTCATTGGAGAAGTAAAGAAAATAGATAAAGCAGCACGCCAAAAAGGTGTGAAGCTGAATTATATGTTTACTGATCCCGAAACCATTGATGCTGTTTTGGAATCGAAAAAAATCAAAGCTGCTTACGGTTATTTCCTTACGCAAACAAACAATGAGTATCTTGGAACACTGTTCCTTGATGACTTGAACAAGTTGCTTGCGAAAAACAGATTGCCACAGCTCATTATGATTGATACCTATGTGCGCCACGAGAACAAAGACCACAAACGTACCACCTTGCAGCCTTGGAAACCTGGCTATATTTCATTTGTGGTCGAAAAAGTTTTCGGAAAGACGCAGCATGGTCCTATTGCCGAAGAAGATGCAGAGTCTGTAAAGAAATATGCTATTCAAGCGAAGAAAGGACATTGTCTTGTTACGAAGTGGAGTGATGTAGACCCTGTTGTCGAAAAGACAAAAGGAGAAGCACACTGTTTTCCTGTACTTAAAGGCGTTGAAGATATTTATATCTTGAACACAAACAGCACAACGAAGTTCATCTAAGCAAATGACAGTTCAAGAAACGATATTATCCTTCCCTGGTCTTTCAGATTTTCCGGACTTTCTCGAAAAGGTATTGGTCGACCGCTCTTTAAATGGAGCGGAAGACTATACCCTTTCTGCGAAACAGCAAGTGGATTTAGCGGCAGCCGACATGTACAGGTTTGTTGTAAATAGTTATGATTTTACAGAAAACAAACTCTCGATAAAATTGTCGAGAGAAGATATGCGCAGGTCTTCAATAGAGTTGTACTGTGAATATGGAGAATACGATAAGGTTAAATTACTTTCCAATAAAGTAATTGTTCCGCGAGGTAAAGCGACAAATAAATGGTAAAGCGATATCCACATACGGCAATTGTTACTATACCGACTGCAGGCACTCTGGTTGATGGCGAATGGGTTAATGGAGTTGAATCCACAATCGAAATTCAAGGACGATTTGACCCTGTTGACACTAATGATGTTATCCGTACCAATCCGCAAGGAAATGAGCAGGTTGTCCGGGGCGAATTTTATACCAGGCGTAAAAAAGTGGATGGCGCTGTTTCGATAGAAATTGCGGAATTGGGGATTAAGCGAAAAATCATTTGTTGGTGGGATTATCAAACACATTCAATTATCAGTGTATGAGTAAGCCGGGATTAACTCCTTTGTTTTCAAAAAAGGACACAGACAATTGGATTGATACATTCCAAGAGGAAGCAGAGCAGAAATTTCGTGTATTATTACAGGCTGCCGGAGAAATGTTTGTGAAGTATGCTCGTGAAAGCGGGAAGTACATTGACCATACCGGGAATTTGCGCTCATCAATAGGTTATGTTGTTACCGATGATGGTGTTTGGTGGCAGGATAACTTTGAATGGAAAAATGTCGGAACAGACGGAAAAGAGGGTTATATGAAAGCGAAAAGACTTGCTACCGGACTTGCTAACACATACAATATGGGGCTTGTTCTCATAGGTGTCGCCGGTGAAGATTATGCTGTGTATGTGGAAGCGATTGAAAGTAAAGATGTGATTACGGCAGCAAATATCAAAACAGAGGAATGGATGCGTAAAGCCATTCGCTCCGTATTTAAAAAGGCAAATATATAATGGACGAGTTCGATATTATAGATTTAGTTTACAATCACGTAGTGGCAGCAAATACTGGAATGACTGTCTACAAAGACCGTTCCGTAACAGGTGAAACTGAAAATCACATTGTGATAAGTGATATGGAATATCACGAGTTTGATTGGAAGAATATACTGCCTGTGAATGTAAATATCTTTATCAAACTGTCTGTTCAATCTGGAATGCCTAATCGTACATTAATGCGTGAAACGAAACGGAAAGTACGTGCCGAATTGCTGAAAATAAAACCGGAAAATGGAGAATATCAAAGTATTGAATTATCAGGAAGCGTTAAGTTAACAGGTGCAAAAGAAGGTTTCGATTGCACGAATATCAAAGTAATTATTAACATTCAAAAAAATATTGAAGAATATGGATACTAATAAAAGACCTATTGCAATGGGTATTGCTTCTCACGGAGTAGCTGCCCCCGGTGACGGTGTTCCTGGAACTGTATTTACAGCCCTTCCGTTACCTTCTAAAAATGCCGTTTCATTTAATTTCTCCGACCCGAAAGAGGTTAAAATTGAATTGGAAGGCTCGAACGACCCTCTTTATTCGGCATTTGTGAAAGATACAACCGATTATATTGAGTTGTCGATTCCAACTCCGGACAACGATGTAATAAAAAAACTCGCCGGTGGAACTATTGATGCCACAAAAGATATTTGGAAAGAGCCGTTTGAAGGTGTTCCGGATATTAATTTCACATATCAATGTGAAACTATTCCGCGCAATGGAACGAAAGTGGTCTATACTATTGTAAATGCCAAAGTATTGGCAAAGATATCGCAGGCGCCTACCACCGATAATCCTGAATTATTGATGGTGCGCTTTTACAAACAAGCTGCCATTTCGGCTGCCGGAGTGAAAGGATTTGCTTTCTCTCGTGAAGTAGTACCGGTAACATCTTAGTTGATTCATTTCATTTGTGTTTAATTTGTTTTGTTGTTTGTTGGTCCGGCAGGTGTGAATCTGCCGGATTTTTATATTTTATGTAAAAAGATATATGGGAGTAATGAATCGTGAGGGCGCACTTTATTTCGCTACAGGGATTGACAATACTGGAATGCGCCGTGATGCCGACGAGTCGAAACAGATAATAGATTCGATAACAGATGCGGCAAAGAAAGCAGGTGCAGCCATGGGTATTGCTTTAGGTGTAGGCACATTGAAAAATTTTGTCGGTCAAATGTTCAAAGTACGGAGCGAATTTCAAGATACAGAAAGCTCTATGAAGGTATTTCTCGGTTCCGCCGAAAAAGCTTCCGATTTTATGAAAAAATTGCAGGATTATGCTTGGTACAATATGTTTGAGTTTTCAGACTTAACAAAAGAAAGCGCTAAACTTCTTGCTTTCGGTAATGATGTCGATTCTGTCATACCTATACTTGACAAACTTTCCAACATAGCTGCAGGAACCAAACAGCCGCTTTCTGAATTTGTCGATTTATATGACAAAGCTAAAAACGTTGGTAAAATAGATGCAATGGGGCTTGAAAGTTGGGCTACAAAAGGTGTTGTCATAACTGATGTCCTCAAACAAATGGGAGTTGAAGTTGATCGTTCAAATATTAGTTTTGAACATCTTGAAATGGTTTTGAACAAACTCACAAGTACAGGAGGGATGTTCAGCGGATTGATGAGTGAACAAATGAATAACTTATCCGCAAGTTATGGACAATTGCAAGATGATATATCTATTATGTTTAACGAAATCGGAGAAAAGTCGCAAGGCATGATGAAAGGAGCGATAGATGTAGCCGATAATATTATTAAAAACTATGAAAAAGTAGGAAAAACAATTCTTGAAATAGCTGCAACTTATGGAGTGTATAGGGCTGCATTAATTGCTGTTACTGCATTAGAGAAACAAAAAATTGTTTTTAATAAACTTGTTCAAGAACAAATGCTTATTGAACAGGCATTACGCAAAGGCGCATCCGTTGAAATGATAAGGGAAGCGGCTGTAACAAAGGCTTTAGCTATAACTAAACAGAATCTCGTTGCTTCTTTGAAAGCCGTTGCGCAAGCGTATTTGGCAAATCCATACGTTTTAGCTGCTGCTGCAATAACTGTCGCTGCATACGCAACGTATAAACTTATTACCTATCAAACCGAAGCGGAAAAAGCACAAAATCGGTTGAATGATGCAATGAAAGAATCCGAAAAATCCGCCTTATCTGAACAGAGAGAATTGGCGAGATTGAAAGGCGAATTATCTTCTCTCGAAAAAGGAAGTGATGCGTATAACAAGGTAAAGGACAAAATAATAGCCAATTATAGCAAATATGACAAGAATTTAGCAGAAGAAATAAATAAAGTAGGTTTGTTGGAGGGCACTTATAAAAATCTTACTAAAGCTATAACAGATTCATTTAACGCACGAGGATATGCAAAATTCGCACAAGAACAGTCTGATAATCTTGATGAAGTAATGTCTAAGAATCTTGGAAAAATACAAGATAAACTGATTAATAAATTAGGAGACGAAGCCGGAGCTAAGTATTATGCTAAGATACGTGAAGCCATTTTTAATGGTAGCGTTTCTGTTAATAACGGATTTAAGGCGGAAGGATTAGACGCTGAAACACAAGCTGCTCTCGATAAAATATCAGGGAAGGCTGATAATAAATGGATTCAAAATTATGCGATAGAGGAGTATATCAAGAATGTACTTACAGCTCAAAATCTGACTGATGAATTAGATAAAAAAGCAAGAAATAAGTTTGGCATTGGCGAAGATATCATAACCGAAGAAGATGGAGAAAACGCTAAAACAATATTCTCGAGCATATCAGATGAAATTAAATCTGCAACCGGTAATGTTTCTAAACTAAAAAAAGAGTTGTCCGACTTACGTTCTGGCAAAAAAACATCAGAAAATTATGCACAAGATATTGAAAACAAAACTAAAGAACTTAAAGAAGCCGAAGACAAACTTCATTTGTTGCTCGGTACCGATAAAAATACAGACAAAAGTGCTCTTAAAAATGCCGAAGACATTGCCAAAGCCATTCTTGATGCTGAATTAACCTTGGAAAAAGCTCGTTTAGACAATATGATTGACGGTAAAGACAAACGCCTTAAACAATCGGAACTCGAATTTAAAGAACGCGAAGCACAAATCAATGATGAAGAAAAAAAACTGCAAAAGTTGTACAAAGAGCAGGGGAAAGCTTGGAATAATGATAAAGACGGAACTGTTTTTCAACAACAACGAGTCGAAAACACAAAAGCAAAGGAAAATCGTGATACTAAAATTGACGATGAATATAAAAAAGAGTATACTAAAATGCTCCAGGAGCTTACAGATGCTTTGCTTAAAGAAGAAGAAAAACGCAAAAAAGCCATTGCTGACCGTTACAAGCTTGAACGTGAGGAATATGATAAAATGCTAAAAAGGGGAGATATAGATACCGGACAGCACGAAAATCTAATCAAGGCATCAACTACTGCAGAAACAAAAGAGCAGTTGGACCGTATTCTCGAAAACGTACAAGATTTCAAAAGACAGGAGAAAGATATTAACGACAAATTTAATACGCTGATAAATGATGAAACGATTGCAGGAAACGAAGAACTAACTGCACAATTAGAGAAGCAAAGAACTGATGCGTTAAGCAAAATTCACTCTCAAATGCTGCAAGAATCAGATGAGTGGAAAAATCTTTTCATAGGTCTTGACAAACTAACTGCGGACCAAATTGATGCGCTTGTAGCCAAGATAGAGGCATCTGACGGAATGAATAAACTCACTCCGCAAGAACTGAAAGCCATTGTTGACCAATTGGAGAGGGCAAAAGGCGTATCGGCTCAGTTACGTTCGCTTAATCCGTTTGATTCACTTAGAAAAGGTTTTGAATTACTTAAAACTGATTCAAAGAAAGCATTAGAACAAATTGCCAACGATTTGAACAATATAAGTTCTATGTTTGGTGCGGTTGGAGATTCTTTATCCTCTATTTTTTCTGCATTTGGAAACGATGCAGCAGCGCAAACTACACAGCATATTACCAATATTGCAACTGGGGCATTATCAGCCGGTCAAGGCGTGGCTAAACTTGCAAGCGGAGATATTGTAGGTGGTGTTGTCGATTTGGCAAAGGGAATAGGCAGTGTTGTTTCCGGGATTATAGGACTTGGAGATTCCAAACATCAAAAGCGTATCGAACAACTGCAAAAAACGATAGATTCGCTCGATGAACGAATTAAGAGCTTAAAAAAGACCTATGAAGAGTTAGGCAGGGCAGCAGACGAAGCGTATTCGAAAGCAAAATCTGATTTTATCGGCAAACAAAACGAAGCACTTGCGCAGGAAAATGAATTGATACGTCAACAAAATGAAGATATTAAAAAGCAAATTAAAGAAGAAAAAGACAAGAAAAAAACCGATAATAATGCCATAAAAGCGTATGAAGAACAAATAAAGGCCAATGAGGACGCAATTGAAGCCAACAAACGGCAAATGGAAGAAAACAAAAAGGCCGCCATAGATGCCATTGTCGGAACGGATATAAAGACTGCCATAAATGATTTTGCAAACGCTTATATTGATGCCTGGAAAAGCGGAGAGAAAGCAGCGATAGGCTCTGCAAATGTAGCGAAAAAAATATTGATAGGTGCTCTTACGGAAGCGATGAAAGGCGATATATCGGGATATGTTGAAGCTCTTAATAAAAAAATAGCTGATGCTATGTCAAATGATGGAAAAATAGATGATGCTGAACAAGCCGCTATAGATGCCATTGTTGCAGGAATAGATAATATCGCATCACGATACGAAGATGCTTTTAAACCATATCTTGACGATTTAGATGAAAAGCAAAAAGGCGTTACCGGAGAGCTGCAAGCTGCGATGACTGAAGGAACGGCGTCTCAACTTGTTGGTTTGTGGAATATGACAGCGATGGATATTCGAGCAATGAAAGAAATGATGCAAGGATATTCGTTCCCTAATGTAGAAAAGGAATTGAACATCATTCTCAACGAACTGAATGCTATTAATCGCAATACACTTCGTTCAGCTGACAATACCGATGGCATAAAGAATCAATTTGATGATATGAACGACAAACTCGAAGAAATCAAAAAGAATACGAAATCAAATAACAGTAGAGGATAAATATGACACTGAAAGAAAATATATTAGAAATTGCTTGCAAGAAAAACGCTTGCATTACCGGAATAGACAAGTTGCTTGAAGTAAATACAGCTGTTGAATTGATAGATTGTTACTTTAGGTATATTGATTTCTGTTTGGCTAAGAAAGTGCCGAATATGGGATTTATTCGTGCTAATTTTGATAATAAGCTACTGATGGATAATGGTGTTTATCTCGACACGACAGGAAAGGAGAATAATCTAAAACGTTGTGCTGTTATCGGGCGAAGTAATATGACATTGAATTACGACGGTTATTCCGTTGGACGTATTTATGCCGCCGACAATTCAAAGGTTGAGATAAATGCAAGCGGCAAAGCATACGTCATAGTCGATGCAGTCGACACAGCCAAAATAACGGTAAATTCGAGTGACAATGCAAAAGTTATAGTAAGTGCCTACCGTAACACAGAAGTAAGTGGAAACGCCAAAATAATACGCAAAAAGACATCAACCTATGATTTATAAACTCGACAATATACCATTATCTACCCTTGGCGCTTTCCCTGTAAAAGGCAATAATTTTTTTGCGCTCGAAGGAATGCTTGATTTACCCAAAAGAATTGGAAGTACAGAGTATAATTGGGGTACGTCTATTGAGCCGTTTGTTCAATCGGAAGATATTCAACTTGATGGACGAACACTTACCCTTTGTGCTGCAATGAGGCATGACAAAGTAGAAGCATTCAAATTGGCGTGTGTAGCGTGTAAAACTCTCTCATTTGATTATGATTCTTTCAGTGTGGTGTGCAAAGATGAAATCGAAGTTACCCCGGTAGGTGTATATGATTCTGTAAAAGTGAAATTTTGGCAAAATGATTTCGTATTGAAACCAATAACGATAGCTCCAACAGCATTGGGCGCCTCTATGATTGATAATTTCAATTTAAGCAAAGATTTTGGTATCCATATAGCAAGAATCACCAATATAACGAATGAAGCCCAAAGAATAGATGTCAATACTACAGAATTCTACATCCGGACAGACTATCGCGGTACTCGTGAAATTACATTGAGTTGTTCAATGCTCGGAAGCAGTTTTTCCGATATGTACAACAAAATGAATCAATTCCAATCTGTTTTAATAAAACCCGGAATAAGAATACTAACTGTCAGGAATAATGAGTTCAACGTATATTTTAAAGACGTAGTAACAGTAAATATCGTCGCAAAAAACATCTTATCATTCACATTGAAAGCTATTTGTATATGATTCAAGTATATCGCAAATTAAACGGAGTAGAAACACCAACAATTACCATTTCAGATAAAAACGCATCGTGTAAATCGGGAATTATGGGAGTTGATGAGGTGCGAGTATCAGTCGTTGTTGATATTGTACTTGACATTTGTGAGGGCGATTATATCAAACAGAACGGCATTAATTACACGCTCAATCGTGATGCTGAATATACTAAAAAGTCAGATGTCGAGTTTAGTTACGATTTGGTTTTTGAGCATCCCCTTTATACACTTTTCGATAAACTTTTTGTAAACAAAATAACCGGGTCGGCCATTGACACTATTACAGGCAAGGCTCGTGATTTTATTGAACAAATTGTTTGGTGTGTCAACAAGACGACAAGTAATCCACTTGGTGTTGATACAGGCTGGACCATTGGAATAGTTGACGACAATGGATTTAAAACAATAACATTTGATTCTATCAGTTGCCGGGATATGCTTTCGCTCGTTTGCGAAATATTTAATATCGAGTTTTTTCTTAACAACAAGGAAATAAACTGTGTGAGCCGTATAGAGAATGAAACCAGCCTGATTTTTGAACAGGGCCGCGGTAAAGGTCTTTATACGGTGTCGCAGTTGAATGTAGATAAAGATGATACGGTTACTCGTATTTACCCTGTCGGAGGAAATCAAAATGTACCTAATGCAAATGCAGATTACAACGGAAATCTAAAACTTCCGGAAATCTATCTCGAAAATTTTCAGGATTTTGATAAAGTTGTTGAGCGAAAAGTTGTCTTTGATGATGTTTTCCCTGAATTTATCGGCAATGTTGATACAGTTTCCGGAGAAAACAACAAGGAGATAGTTTCAAATAAAATTGACTTCGACTTAAACAAAATAGCTGTTGGCGACAATGCCCGTATTAATTTCCTTACAGGCGATTTAATGGGCGTTTCGTTTGAGTTCCAATACGATCACGCACAAAAGAAAATTACACTCATTCCGCAGGAAGATGAAGTTGCCTTACCTGATGAAGACGGAAATAAACCGCAAATTCCACAAGCGCTTAAAAAACCGAATATTGGCGACGAATTTAATTTTACAGGCGTGATAATGCCTGCAAGCTATGTAAATAATGCCATTAGCAAATTACGAGAAAAAGCGACTGACTGGCTTGAATTTCACAGTAGAAAAAGAGTGAAATTTGAACTTGATATTGATTACCGGTTTATGCGTGGTAAGCAAAAACTGAAAGTTGGCGACCTTATTACGTTGAAAATACCGGAAAAGAATACTCAAAAGCTCATTCGTGTTACGGAAGTAGAAGAAAATCTCTATACGGGAGCGATTAATGCAACTATATCAAATTATCTTGATGAGAAGTGGGAAAGGAAAATCGAAGGACAAATTTCTCAACTGCAAACAAGTGTAGCAGGTGGAGGCAGAGGAGGAGATATTGATATAATTGAGAGATTTGATCAAAGGCGTTTGACGGATAAGAATGTGATGTCTTCTTTGCGTTCCAAATCTGAGTTTCTATCCAAAAAAGAGTCTGACACTGCTGCCGAATTAATCAAGTTCTTCCGCGGCGCCGAGTTTGGCCAGTTCTTTCCCGGAATAGAAATCGGATCCGGCGGCCATATTGACAGGGAGGGGAATGCAGAACTGCAAAGCCTTATTATCCGTTCGTTTCTTAAAGTTCCGCAATTGATATATAATAAGGTATCAGTTACCGGCGGCGAAATGTGGAATACTGAAGGTGCGGTTATAAAGTCGGTAACTCCTGACGGAGAAAATGCTTACATTTTGGAATTAGATATCGAGGATGGCGACCACATAGAACTCCAAGTCGATGATATTTGCAAGGGGCATTATAATAACTCAGGCGGTTTTGTTACTTCGTATTTTCGTGTAACGCATATCAATGATGCTTCTAATACTATTCGCATTGTATTGGGAGCCAACAGCGAAGTTCCGGGAGGCATAAACCATCCGCCGGTACCATATATGAATATTGCCAGGTATGGCAGCTTTACTGTTCGGGAACGTCAAAGAAGCCAATACTTCAGCAGCACGGAAGGTTATATCGTTTTGTTGGATTTTGTAGATAACTATAAAATCGATCCTCGCCACTACCGGGCGGTATTCGGCAATATCCCGCCGTCCCTGCTGCCAGACAATCTTCCAATCAACAAGAACGATGCCGGTATTTACCTGAAGAATGTAATTGCCGAGAATTTCTTCCAGTTAGACAACCAGGGCAATCCGGTAAAAATTATCAGGGACAGAGGTTTGTGGACTGAAAATCCACAGGATCCATACCTGTGCAATACGCAGTATCAGGATGAAGTTTATTGTGATTCCTGCAAATACCGG